CACCAGGTGCCCCAACCCAAGTCGCGCTCAACACCACGACACCGCCGACCTCTTGAGCTTTAATAAAACCCAGCATAATACAACCTGCTAAATAGGCGTATGCGAATTACTACTAGATTTCGTGGATATAGCTCTGTCAAAACTGGTTTTGTATCCCCGGTTCGCTATGACATGAATCTCGCCATCCAAGACCTATTGAATCACTTTAATACACGCCGAGGTGAGCGTGTAATGATGCCTACTTTTGGCAGCATTATTTGGGAATTGTTGTTTGATCCTATGGATAACAGTATAAAGAAAAAAATCACTGACGATGTTATCAGCATTATTAAAAACGACCCAAGATGGGAATTTCTGACTGTAGATATCAGCGAAGAACCAAATGCATTGAATATAAAGATCAATCTTCTGTATTTGCCCTCCGATGAAAGAATACAGTTACCTTTGACTTTTAATAAAGGAACACAAACAGAATGACACAATCTAGACGACTTGGGCAACTAAATGCTGCTGAAAATTGGGTTAATGCCTATAGATACTTGACAAATGCCAATTTCAAAGCTTATGATTTTGAAAGCTTACGAACAGCATTATTAGACTATGTACAAACAAATTATCCTGAAGATTTTAATGACTTTATTAATTCCAGCGAATATGTTGCACTCATTGACCTTATGGCCTATATGGGGCAAAATATTGCTTTCCGCAGCGATTTAAATCTACGAGAAACTTTTTTAGAAACTGCTGAAGTACGCGGTAATGTGATGAGCATTGCACGACAACTTGGCTACAAACCATCTAGAAATATTGCTGCTAGCGGATTCTTAAAAATTGCTACCATTAGCACCACACAAAACATTATAGACAGCAAAGGTACTAACCTGGCTGGACTAAACATTGTTTGGGGAGATCCGTTAAATTCAGATTTCAATGAGCAATTTTCTCTAATTCTAAATCAAGCTCTTAACAAATCTAATCCCATTGGACGACCAATCAGTAGAATTGTTGACAATGGTGTGACACGACAGCTATATCAAATTGACCAGCCAGATTCTAGAACTATGGTTGAATCTGTAAGTTTAACATCTAAAAATAACATCAGCTATTCTTGCGAATTGGTGCCTGTCAACATTGACATCGAAACACAACTAGCAGTTGAAAGTGTACCTAATCCTTATGGTTATCTGTCGTTGCTGTTTAACAACGACGGTGCAGGATTTTCAACGAATGCCAATGGTTGGTTCTTTATGTTCAAGCAAGGTCTTTTAAAATTTGACGATTTTATACTCAATGAAAGCGTAGAAAATCGTGTGATTGATATCAATAGTGACAATGTCAACAATACGGATATTTGGGTACAAAGCATTGACAGTACTGGGCGTATTTTATCAAACTGGACACCGGTGTCAAATATTTTAGGCAATAACATTGTTTTCAACGGAGTCAATAAAAATACTAGAAACTTGTATGAAATTATTACTAGAGAGAATGATTCTGTTTCGATTAAATTTGGCGATGGCATTTTTTCTGACATACCAACTGGTAACATTCGCATTTGGTACAGACAAAGCGCAGCCGAGGACATTTCATTTGTGCCTCTCAATTTAACTAACTCTGAAATTGCAATTAGTTACATTGATTCAACAGGGGTCTTACAATCATTTACAGTTTCACTACAGCTAACTGAAGTAGTATCTAATTTATCCGGTGAAACTGTTAGTCAAATCAAGAATCGTGCCAGTAGAACTGCTGCAACACAAGAAAGAATGATCACTGGTAGCGACTATAATACATATCCAGAAGGCAAAATGAGCGGCATTACCAAAGTCAAGTCTATTAATAGAATCCATGCTGGACAAAGCTTGTTCAGTGATTTTCAAGACCCCTCCGGAACTTACAGACCAGCAATATCTATAGCCGACGATGGGTTTATCTACAGTAGAGATTTAGTAGAACAAGGGTCTCTTGAAATTGGACTAAGCAGCGACGAGGTTATAGATGTAATTGAGAATCGGTTACTTGATCGGTCGTTGCATCAATTTTATTACAAGAAATATCAGCCAATTATATCTGCTGACACAGTGTATTGGAAAACAATAGATTCAGGAAATGCCATCAGCCATGGCTATTTTGTACTTGACGACGGACTGGGGTTACCATTACGCATTGGTAAAGGCAATCCCGACATTCAATTTAGAAACCTACGCAAAAATACACTAATTAAAACCATTGATGGTACGTGGTCCAAGATTAGTGATGTATATAGAGAAGGCTTTGGATTGACTGACAATTTGGGTGTCAATACTGGACTACGAGCCAATGGACAGGGTGCTGTATTTTTAAATTCTATTATAGATAGCGGTGATCCTGTGCGTATTTTGTCATGGTTCCCGCCACTTAGAGCTGTGTTTGATGTAGCCGAAAAAACTGAATTTATGAAAGAAATTGACGCACTGCGAGACTTTGCTATTCGGTACGATCAAACATTTGATCGCTGGCGCCTTGTTCGTGCTGATAATATTGATCTGTCAAGTGAGTTTAGCCTAATTAGTGCTGGTAACAATACCAATCAAAACCTAGACGCAAGTTGGTTAGTAAGATTTTCATATAACACACTGGCTGAGTCATGGGGCTCTTTTCTAAGAAAAGATCAAACTACATTTGGTAGCAAGTCACAACTAGCATTTTATAATACCAAATTTGGAAAAGGTCTTGATCGACGAACTCGTCGTAGCGTGTCAGACACTATTAAAATTCTAGCAATCAACAGCGGTATTGGGCAAGAACTAGCCCTGGACATTGTTGATTATTACAAGTTAAACGACGGTCGCAACGACTTCAAAAGAGTATTAGTTTTGTCGCCTGGTATTGCTGAAACCCTAGTACCTAATGATCCAGAAATAATTTCTAAGATTATCAGCAATCAGAGTTTAACTTTGAATCGCGTTCAATTGGTTGATGCTCCGGGGCAATTCACACTATCTCCGGCACAAGGTGCCAGCGGTGAAATTGGTCCATACGCAGGTAGACAGGGATTGAAAGTACAGTACAACCATGTACCACTGAGAGATATCAGGATTAATCCTACTACAACCAACATCATTGATATGTATGTGCTGACTTCACAATTCAATACAGAATTTAGAGGATGGATTGCTGGTGGTCTTCGACGAGGCCGAAGACCATTTCCACCTGATTCATTTACATTGTCACGGCAAATGTCTTCGGTGTTACCAGCCAAGAGTATTAGTGACTCTATTGTATTTCATCCTGTGAACTTCAAAATTATATTTGGAATTGGAAGTGATTTGCGTAATCGAGTCAAAATTCGTGTAACCAAATCAGACGGTACCAAAATTAGTGACGCTGAAATAAGATCTCGAGTCATTGAAGCCATTGGTGATTACTTTTCAATTGATAATTGGGAATTTGGTGAAACATTTTATTTCACTGATATGGCTTCTTGGGTACACACACGACTTGGCGGAATTGTTAGCAGCATTGCATTGATTCCTCTGCAAACAGGATTAGGTCCAAATGATATGTTCGAGATTCGCTGTGACGACGACGAAATTTTTATTAGTAGCGCATCGGTTAGTGATGTTGAAATCATTACCAGCGCCGTTGCCGTAACAGTTTAAGGTATTTTATAATGGCAAAAGATCCAAAGAAACTAAATCCTGAAAAGCCATTGATCAGAACTGCGCCAGGCCAGACTCTGGTAGAAACTACCTCTCCCAAAGTCTACGACCTTTTGCCAGGCGTGTTTAAAACAGAAGGCAACAAAAAAGTATTTGATGCTTTTATTGAAAATATGTTTCAGCCTGACAGCCTGGAAACATTAAATTTTACAGTTGGTAGAAAAACAAACGAAACAACAAACAATGTAAACCTTCCTCATTCTACTGCGAAAAGACAGTTGGAAAACGGTCTAGTACTTTTTACCGAAACTGGTGTAGAAACTCTAACAGCCGATGATGTAGCAGTTAAGTGGGGATTCAATGACCGCAATCAAGAACTGCCGGTACCAATAGCAATTTGTGATCTGCCTGTTGATCCAGACAAGCTTGTAAATTGGCACGACTACTACTGGCTTGAAGAAGGTATGCCGGCAATCCATGCTACTGGTGGATCTCAGCCAGAATACTATGATGTCAGGCGAGATATTATTGGCAGTCGTTATTATACGCTGCCGGTGCAAAGAAATGGTCGCAGACTTGAATTAAAAAACGGCATGCGTTTAATTTTCCAGCAGCATCCTGAGCAAACCAATATTGTCGGTAATGAGTTTAGGCAGTATGTGTCAACAGGCGCAAGCATTGATCCAATTGGTTTTGAGTTAACTGGTTATAACAAAGATTATGTTGGTGTCAGTGTCAATGCTGTGTTAAAAATTGAAAATGTTGATTATCGTATATTGGGCAATGAAATATATTGGATTACACCTCCGGTTGCTGGTAATATAGTTTATATTGCCTTGGATGACTATTACCTTACCAAAGAAG